CTTCCGTTCAAACATACCCAACCTTAACAACATTCCCAAGAAAAGACATTCGCACTATTCGCGGCGTGAGTCGGGGCTTCCACCCCCAGCTCCCATTGATCACGGTGACCATGTGTTCAATGGTGAGCCTCGACTCCGCCTAGTACCGGTGCGGCCGTTCTTTCCGATGGTGCCGTTTAGTCAAATTGAGGCTCCCCGTACTGAACAGGAGCCTCTTGCACCGATCGATCTTCTTGGCCCGGTTCTTTCACAGCAGGTACCGGTGGTCACAGGCAATGATTTAAGTTCCATGCTCGCGGCTTTTGCCAAGAGATGCAACTTCAAGAGTGACCAGTCTGTTGATCCAACTATCGTGAAGTCAGCCAAGCAGTTGGCTGACCTCGTCTTCCCGGAGGTTACCCCTTTTGGATGGTCCGAGGACATCTTTGAAAGGTGGATTGCCAAGTTTAGGGATGAGAAGCAGGCTCGCATGCGTGCTGCTCTTTCCAACCTCCATGATGTGGACTTTCGTTCCCTTAACACCAAGAGCTTAATGGTGAAAGGTGAAGTGCTCTTAAAACGAAATGACCCATCCTGGGCTCCGCGTGTTATCTATGTCGGTTCTGATGAATACAATGTTCTCACCGGCCCTCTTATGGATGAGTTCAATAAGAGGCTTAAGTACGCGTTAGACGAGTTCAAATGCCCCGAGTTTACTGTGAAGTTTGCATACACCGAACGCGACACCGACATTGCCCAATTTATGGACGGTTGCGACAGGTACTACGAAGGTGATTTTGCAGCTAATGACAAGAGCCAGCTCAGGGACGTAGTTTTGATCTTTGCACATTGGATAAAGAGGTCTGGGGCCCCTTCGTGGTTCGTCCGTTTCTATCTGAAAAATTCTTTACGGTTTATTGTCAAGTCTTACGAATATGGGATCCGTGCCGAGCTGGAGTTCCAGCTGGCTACTGGTGGCACGGATACTACTGGACGTAATTCTGTTTGGAATCTTTCCTTGTGGTACTCCTTTTGCAAGTCGCTCGGGATAAAACGGACAAAGGTGGCAGTCTTGGGCGACGATATCGCCGCAGGCACAGATCACCGTGGAATTCCCCTCAAGTTGTGGGTGTCGCATTGTCTTAAAGCCGGAATGACCCTTAAGGCTTTTGAAAAACGTTATCTTTGCGACCTTACTTTCCTTTCACGGTTCTTTTATGGTAGTGGGGAATCGGCCTTCATGATACCATTGATCGGGAAAGCTCTTTGCAGGTTCAATGCAAGAGCCAACCGTAATCAAGACATATCAGACAAAGTTTATATGGCTGGCAAGGCCCTATCATATGCCTACGAGTTTCGTCACGTTGCCTACCTTCGTGACAAGTTCCTCCTTCGGTTTAAGCTTACTGGCGTCGATTTAGGAGAGCTGTCTTTGCTTGATCTGACTTGGTTTAGCCGCCAATCAGTTCATAGCGTTCAACAAGTACACAGCAGTATCCTTAACGAGTCTCTCGTTATCGACGATTACGAATTCCTGGAAATTGTTATGGCCAAGTACGATCTTGGGCTCTATGACATGGATGATTTGTGCGACAGACTCATCCTGGATGACATCGCCTGTGTCTTCAGTGATGAAAGGTACTACCTACTTGCCCATGAAGTAGAGTAGCCAGCCTGATAGCTTGGTCCCCTTAAGGACCCGGTGTGGGAGATACTGGTGCCCACGGCTCAGCCC